AAATTATTATTTGGTGACACAGGAACTTATATACATCAATCAGCAGATGGTGTTTTAGATTTAGTATCAGACACTGAAATAGAAATTAATGCAACAACAATAGATATTAATGGTGCTGTTGCAATGGATGGTGCCATTACAGGTGCTACTAATATTACTTTATCTGGTGAATTGGATGCAGCGACTTTAGATATATCTGGAAATGCAGACATCGATGGAACTACAAATTTAGACGCTGTTGATATTGATGATACTGTACAAATAGATGGCGCAGTTACTGTTGGTGTTGATGGCACAGGAGTAGATGTAAAATTCTTTGGAGATACTTCTGGAAGTTTCTTATTATGGGATCAATCTGATGATGCTTTAGAATTAACAGACTCTTCACCAATTAAAATTGGTGATGGTGGAGACATGCAAATCTACCATGACGGTAGTAATTCATACATTACAAATTCACAAGGAGCATTAAAAGTTGCAACAGAAACTTCTGGTATTGCAATTACATTAGGGCATTCAACTTCAGAAGTTACCGTTTCAGATAATTTAACTGTAACTGGAGACCTAACTGTTAACGGAACAACGACAACAGTTAATAGTACAACAGTTACAATAGACGATCCTATCTTTACTTTGGGTGGCGACACTGCTCCTGGTTCAGATGATAACAAAGATAGAGGTATTGAATTTAGATACCATG